GTCTTCCTTGTAGGGTAGAGTTTACTGGACTAGCATATGGTGTGCACACCGTCATTGTTCAAAGATTGAGCACAGGTGGATCAGGTAGCCTAAATCAACCTACATTTCATATAGCTACAAGAATTCATAGTTTTTCATCAACGCTGCCAACAGTAACGCAAAATGCCGCATATGTCGGCAACTGCTCAGTGTCTGACAGTAGATTTATTTCACCTTTATCTTATGAAACGAATAAAAAAATTAGCGCAAGAGCGTATGGAAAAACTTTAGGGCCTACCACGAGCTCTACAGTATATGTCCCATGTCCAGACATGGAGTTAACTATAGAATTAAAAAAGACATCTAGGATTCAAGTGTCTTTTTTTGGGCGTTTTCAAAATACTAGTGGTGTGGTTTACTTTACACTAATGATCAACGGTAAGAGATTCGAGCCTGGATTTACCGCAGAATACACGGCACTTGGTCAAAATATCTCAGCGACTCCTTCACTAACAGATATAATAATATTGCCCGCTGGCACACATTACATAAATATCAGCTGGGCAGTAAATACAGGGACTGCGTTGGCACTTAATGTATCAAGAGTTTTAACAGTTGTAGAGTTGGATTAATTATGACTTACAATATTTCATATTCATGGAAACCATTCGCCATAGATCTTAAATCTATAGACAATTGGATGAAAGGTCATTTTTTAAACTATGTTGGACTTTCCGCCAGAAACGACATTGCTTTTCATTTCTCAGAGGAGCCAAGTCAGCAGATGATCGATCTCATAAAAGAAAAATGGGACTCTTTGACAGAAGAAGAAGAAACCGCAAAAATCGCACACAGAGAGAAAAAACAAAAAGCAGTAGAGCTGGCTAAACAAAATCTGCTTACAGCCTCTCTATCTAAACTCTCAGTTGCGGAAAGAAAACTACTGATGAGCATGCCTCTAACAGAAGAAGACAAAGAGACGCTTGTAGTTAAGTTTAAAAAGAAATTGGACGAAGATCCTGCGAACGATGAAGATGTTGAAGAAGGTGAAGCATAATGAGCAAGATACTTATAGTAGAAAAAAGCTCACTTAAAATTCTGCACAAGTATGACGCCGAAAAGCCGACACCTGAGCAGTGGGGTGGCCTATACGGCGACATGATGGCTGTGCAGCATATTGCTTGCCCTAGGGTTCTAGATCCTGACTGTGTTAAGGTCGTCAGAGATCAGATGGACAACATGATGGTTGTTGCAGATTTAGAGCTAGCTAACGACAAGAAAGATAGAATGTGGGAAGCTCTCAGAGCTAAAAGAAACATGATGCTGGCGGAATGCGATTGGACTCAGACAGTAGACGCTCCGCTTAACGCTCAAGATAAGGCAGCATGGCAGGAGTATCGTAGGCGGCTTAGAGATATGCCGGAGACGACGCTGGACCCAGAGAGTCCGATGTGGCCAGAAAAACCAGATGTTCAGATATAAGGTTTAAAAAGTATGAGTAATCCAAATCTAGTAAGAAAGCCTGCAACATCAGTAGTGGTCGGCGAGAGCTCGTTCAATCAGATAGCTGCAGCTATCGGTGGCGGTAGCGGCGGATCAGGCGGCAAGAACTATATACAGAACCCTAATTTTAACGGTAACTCTACCGCAAACTGGAACATGAGAAAGGTTACTCTTTCTAGCTTTATTCCGACTGGAAATCTATCTACTGCGGCTGATGCTGGACACACTATATCTGTATCGGGCTCAAGCACTCTTGAAGGAGCTTACTCACTATTAGTTCAAGGTTCATCGCTTTTTACTGCCGGCAATTGTCTTGTATCTGATGCCTTCACGATCGACCGTGAAGATCTAGCTAAGGTTCTTGGTTGGTCCTTTTCTTACGAGGCTGTAACTAGCAACATGGACTTCTCGGGAACGACTTCTAACACTTGGGCGGTTTATATCGCAGAAGTCTCTGCAGCCTCTGGTGCCGGTGCGGATACCGTAACGAGCTGGATTCAGCCTGCAGGTGTCTATAATATGACACAAGGAACAGGTGTGGGTCTCGCATCTGGTACATTTCAGACTACAGCGGCTGGGCTTTATTACAGGCTTGTCCTGGTCTGCATTAACTCGGAAGCAGCAGCGACAACGCTCAAGGTTGACGACTTCCAGCTCGGACCACAGAAAGTCGTGTACGGAAGCCCTGTTACGGATTGGGTGAGTTATACTCCGACTATTAGTTGGACGGCAGGGGTAGGGTTTGGAGTTTATGGTCGTTATCGTCGTGTCGGGGACTCACTTCATGCACAGGTTTACATTCCTATTAGTGGAGCTGTGACCGCTTCACCGTTAACTATCAATGTCCCTACTGGTTTGACCATTGATAGCACAAAAGTTGCGGGTGTGTTTGGTGGGAATCAAACCATTCCGGCGGGAACATGGTCGTCATTAAGAACAGGCGTTGCTTTTTATAATGGAGTTGTGAACATAAGCAGCTCGACCCAAGTAATTTTATCGGTAAATGCCAATGGAAACATTGTCACAAATACGGTTCCCGCGACTTGGGCAAATAACGATTACATTTCTTGTGAGTTTTTCGCTCCTGTAACGGGTTGGTCATCCACCGTTCAAATGAGCAATGACACTGACACGAGAGTGGTTGCGGCTAGGTATACAACATCGGCAAGCAATTCGACATTAAACGGTGCAACTACACACCTAGACTTCAATATTGTTCGATACGATACGCACTCCGCTGGAACTGGTGGAGCTGGCAGCGGAAAAAATTATATTATTCCCGTTTCAGGTTATTATAAAATCTCTGGTTGTATTGCATTAACAAGTTCCGCATGGACTGCGGGTGCAAATAGATATATACAACTGCACGTTAACGGACCAGAGCTTATTTTGTTAAGCTTTTATCCAATTACAGCGTCAGCGACAAACTTTTTAATCGTAAATGGATCAGTTACTTCTTATTTTACAGCGGGGCAATCCATTCGGCTTGAAATGTCAAATGCTACTGGTAATACCGTCACAACTTCCGGTGATACAGCATCTAATTACTTTCAAATCGAACGCGTATCAGGCCCCGCCACTATCGCAGCTAGTGAGAGCGTAAATGCAAAAGCGACAGCAGCAAGCACCTCTTTACCGAGCGGTTCAACAACTAATATTGTTTTTTCAACAGTAGAGTTTGATACTCATGGCAGTTATAATAACTCGACAGGTATTTATACCGTCCCTGTTTCGGGTAAATACGCAATATCTGGGGTTGTGTATAGCACCAGTTCAGGAGGACTGACGATTACCCAGGAAGTTAGACTGATTGCTAATCAGACTGGATCAACCTCTCGTTCTCAAGTCATCAATCGCTTTGTTGCTGCATCAACTTCAGCGCAACAAGTTTCTATCTCAGGTGACACTGTTTTTAACTGTATTGCAGGGGATCAAATTAGACTTACCGTTTTTAACGGAACAGGAAATACTATCACCTTAAATGGTGGCTCAAATGACAATCTATTTATGATTGAAAGACTGGGTAATTAAAAATGATTAAATATAGTGTTAGAAAAAATGGAGTTATAACAAATTCTTGGACCTCAGAACTTGGTGACCACACACACTATGAGCCTTGTTTCGGCAAACCTGAGCGCACCGTGCTCCATAAAGATGAGCAAGGCGCAGAAGCCTACGATGACGCTGATGTACTCGAAGAGGAGATGCGTGACACTCTCGACGGCGTGGCTCAGAAGTGGGTTAAGCTCAAAGCCGAATACTCAATTGAAATAATCGACTTAGACCAAGACCCTGAATATTTGTTACAACAATGTCACGCTAAACGTCAAGCTGAATATCCTTCTCTTGGTGAATTCGCCGATGCGTTTGTTAAAATGCAGAATGGTGATTCTTCACAAATGGAAGCGTATGTTGCTGCTTGTATGACAATAAAAGCTAAATACCCAAAACCATAAGGTTGTAAAGTAATTAGCAGTTCTTAATGAAGATTCTAGCTAACATATTCTGTATATAGTGACTTTATCGCTGTCGAAATTGATAATGTCTCCGCTTTTTAAATGTTTTATTTTTGAAGTAGTGGCTAGTTGTTTTGTTCCGCTGATTAGTGTAGATTTTGTTGATGTTATAGAGTAATAGCCACTTATCGGGGCTGTGTAATAATTGTTACAGCGTTTTTGCAGCAGATCACAAAGCAACCTATAAAACTTATATTTTTTAATTCTGTCTTCGTTATAGTCATTTTGATCAATAAAACCTGAGCTGTGTGTATCGATTTTTCTTTCACTATCGAAGTAAACATTTTCCATACTCATCCTCTCAAGATGCAGTCGAAGTGATCTATCGTCATCTCTCTGTCGATGTTGTTTTTAGCAGAGTAAGAACTTGACCATATAATCTTGACGCTGTTGATGCTCTCTATCTTCTCGTCGCCTGACTCTTCTATGTTCCACTTAGTAAGTATATTGGCTCCAGGATCTATGGATCTTATCTTTACTTTATAAGATGTGAAGCTTCTAAGAAGAAGCTCGTACGTTGCAACCTTGCCACGGATAAGATCTTCGACCTCGCTGAAGTAATCTTTAGTGTACTTTAAAAGTAGATCTCTGCTCTCGTCTGCTACTTTTTGCTTTACGGCTTTTTTACTCTCTACTAGATCGTTGATCGCGTCTAGAACGTCGTCGTAGTTTTTACGTTTCATCTTTAGATTGTACGATCTCTATATCTTGAGAGGTTGGACCTATCTTGGTGTCTGCAGTGAGTCTTTTTAATGCAGTTCTATGTCCGCAGGAATTGCACTTTCTGTAGTAGAAAACACCGTCTCTTCTCTCGAATGTCACCATGCGCAGACAATCGTTTCTGCACTCAAAGCATTCCCATATCTTCTTGATCTGCTCCTGATGCTCCTGCTTCGCTTCTTCCTTATCTTCTGATTCCTGCTTATCAACTAACTCTTTGATATTATTGTACTTGCTTAAGTCTAGTCTAGAGAGCTGCTTACGAAGCTGGGATATCTGTCGCTTAAGTTTTTGATTTTCGTGCTTGAGTCGATCTACTAGATCGTGCTCACCTTTAGAACGCTGAGTTCTGCTTTTTGACATGATTCTATTTTATCAGTAACATGGGCTATCGATCGATTTTAGCTATCTGTTTTAAAAACCACCTAGCAAACTCTTCGTGACCTTTTTCTTTAATCATGTCGTTCCAATCTTTTTCATCGTCTTCGGTTAGAGCAAAATGTGTCGCAGTGTCAGACTCGATTAATTTGTTCAGCATCTTTAATCCCGCTTCGTCGCTGTCAGGTGCCGCAATTATTTTATACCCTTGCTGCTTGAGTTGCTGAAGTGATTCTTTATGATGCTCACTAATGTTAGCGCCGGAACAAGCAACAGCCCGCCAGGTATTATTAGAGAAACCACCATAAGCTTTATTAAGCGCTTGTGTGATGGAGATAGCATTGAAAGCTCCTTCAACTACAACTACAGCTTTGACGTTACCTATAAACTTCTCTTGATTCCACCCGTAGAACAACAACCCAAGCCTTGTTCCTGGCAAGGTATCTATCTTATGCAGCTCACCGTCACCTAGATCTCTAGGTTTGATATATCGAGTTTGAGCTCCGCAAAAGTAGTTGCCGTAGTAGTAAGGAAAAACGATGCCGTTGCGATCCACGTCGTAGTACATGTCGCCGTCTAGAGAGAGACCTCTTGATTTGATATACTCTACACCCTCTTTTGATCTCGGATCTGATAACGGGATAAACCTAATAGGCCAACTCATAGCCTGTATCTCGTTGGGGTTTCCTTGCTCTATGTCTATCTCACCGCTCAAGAAATCTTTGAGTTCTATACCGGCTCTGTAGCAATAATCAATAAGAGTGTAGGCGCGAGAGCACTTGTTGCACCAGAGCCATATATCTTTTGTTTCTGGGTCTTGATGAAAGTATATCGTCCTATTCTTAGGACGACATAAAAGGCACCATCTGTTATCTCTCATATTTATCACTCTTATTTATATGAGCATATTCATGTCGCTTAGTCTTACTTGTCGGCATAATTAGACCTCTGTCTTTAATCTGTCGAGTCTTCTTTCAGCCAGTTCTTGCTTGTTTAGGGCGTTTAGGTAGCGCCCTTTATTGAAAGGGCAAACTATCTTTTTGCCTGCTTTACCGAAGCGATCTTTCATGATTATGAACTCAGATGTTTCATCTTCGTAGTTTGGCACCACTTCTATTATAACTGTTGCAGGTTCAACTATGGCGGAGCAATCTTTGATGCGGGCGTCGATATCCTTTGCTCCACCGCGCTTTGAAACTGAATACAGCTGAACAAACAAAGCAACTGGCACATTTGATGCTTTGATGTACTGTCCCAACCACACCCTAAGATCGTTTAAGTTCTCATACGCTGTTTTTGTTTTATCTGTTGACGAGTATTTTATGAGCTGATAGTAATCTATCAGCACGCATGAGTAATCCGAGGTTTTTACAGCTTCAAGCGCGCTCTTCACGCCTTCTACTTTTGTAGTGAGACCGTTCTTAAAAGTGACATCTAAAACTTTCACGAACTTAGTGATGTCAGGGAAAAGGTGGAGCACCTGCTTTTGCTGCTCTATGGGCATCTCGCCTTTCTTGTAGTCGTTGAAGCTGAGACCAAGTTCAAGGCATGCTATGCGAAATATAACGTCGTTATCTGATTCCTCGTTAGAGAGGACAAGAACTTTCTTGCCTTGCTTCCATAAAGGATAAGATATGTTGGCGGCAACTGTACTTTTACCTGTACCAGTGTAAGCGCAGAAAAGATAAAGATTCTCTCTTGTGAAGGGTATCGTGGCTGTGATGGAGTCGTTGATGAGAGTGATCCTCTCACCCAGCATCTTGTTGTATCTTCCGATATCTCTAAGCATCTCGTTAAGAGATTCTTTGTTACCGAAAGAGTCAACTTCCTCGAAGGAGACCTCGTTCTGCTGAACAGTCTGCTGTGCTTTGTTCAGTATGGCTTCTTTTAGTTCTTTACTTATAGCTGCCATCATCTTCACCTAAAACGTTTTCTACAAAAGATTCGTCTTCTAAAGGAATGTACCCAATGTCCTTCATCTGCTCCTCTAGCTCTTTAGTGTCGAGGATCTCGAACTGATCGGCGTATTTTCGCAGTTGACGATATTCTTGCTCGGGTACTACACCTGAGTATTTTTTCTTGCCCTTATCTTTTTGATCGACATACTCGTCGTAGGAGGGAGGTTCTACTTGATAAACTTCATAGTATGCTTCAGAAGCTTTATCAGAGATACTCTCTTGCCAGTCTTCTACAAAGGCTCGCTCGGTCTTCTTGCCTCCAGTGAGTCTGACATAATCTTTGTAAACCTTCTTGGCAACAGACACGTTCGGATAATGAGCTTTTGCAGCTTTTGCCACGTACTCGTAAGCTTCTTCGCGAGATAAACCTGCGCTCTTGAAGGAGTCGAATAGATCCATCATGTTGTCTAGAACATGGTTCTTGTCTCTGCTTTTTGACTTAAGCTTAAATTTCCACTCTTCGAATATCAGCTCGAACTTAGATATCGACATTGTCTTCATCTCCGTTCAGAATCTCTGCATCAGAAACAGAGTTACTACCTGTAGCTTTTAGGTTTGTAACTCTAATTTTTGCTGAGTTATTCTGCTTGTCTATGAAGAGAAGCTCTAATTTATACTCGTCGTTTATGACGAACTCTCTCTTTGATCCCAACCACCAAGTCAAACTGTCACGCAGTTTTCCAGCGTATCTCATAAAATCTCCTAAAACGTAAATATGTTTTACAAAACGATAAAAACAAGGTCTTAAATGTCTGAGCGCTTTTAAGTTGGCGATAAACTGTGACACGTGAATTATACATAAAATGCATGGACTTTGTAGAATCCTATCGTGAAAATTACGATAGAAAACGACAAAGCCGTAATAACAAACCCGTCTGAATCTGTCCTACAGATTATCAAGAGCTCTTTGTCTTATACTGATAAATCTAAAGAGTATCAGATCAGACGTATGATGAAGAATCCTTGGCTTAGGAACTCTCCTGAGTTGAAGCAGATTCAGGCTGAATCAAAAGGCAAGATATACGAGTTTAACTTAAACACGCTGAGCTTTCCCAGCGCTCTTATCTACCTGATAGCAGATGAAATAAAAAATATATCGATTCAGGATCTAAGGAAGGAGACCGGGAAAACCATAGCCTTGCCTTGGCTCAAAAAGCCGTACGATCTAAGAGAGTATCAAGAAGAAGCTGTCTCTATTCTTCTTAAAGAATCAAGAGCATTGTTAAATCTAGCGACTGGACTCGGCAAAACCCTCACCTCTGTTCATCTAATTAAGAGATACAAGAAAAACTGCCTTGTTGTGTGTCCGAGCGAATCAGTGGCAAAACAGTTCTACGAGCAGTTAGTGGATGCGTTTGGATCAAACAGGGTTGGTTTCTACGGTGGGGGCAAGAAGAAGATAAAAGATATCACTGTAGGGATCGCTGCCTCTATATGTAAGAATACCGATGACTTTAAAAAAGAAAATCTAGGCTTGATAATAGTAGATGAGGTTCATCATCTAGCAGCGAACACCTTTTATAGCATAACATCCGATCTAGCGAGCGTAGGAAAGATTATAGGACTCACCGCGACCGATTACAGGTCAGACGGCAAGGACATACTGATAAACGCAGGATGCGGTCCTGTAGTCCTTAGAAGAGATGTTAAATGGGGTGTCGAAAACGGGTGGCTGGCTGAACCTTATTTTATCGTGCGAGAGATTCAGACAGGCGGTAGAGATTTTAAAGATGATAAGCTAAAATCATATAAAGAGCATATATTAAACAACAACAACATGAAAGATGCTATAAGAAACGATGCAGAGAGAATGATGGCGTCTGGAAAGTCCGTGCTTATTCTTGTAGATGAAGTCGCTCACGGAGAAGAACTAAGCAAGCAGTTAGGCATACCTTTCGCCACCGGAGAGGATAAGATGTCTCAAAGCTATATCGATGCATTGAATAATAACAATATCAAAGGTTTAGTCGGCACCGATGGAAAAATCGGTGAAGGTTCTGACACCAAAAATGTAGATGTTCTGATAATGGCTAATTTTGTGGCCTCTAAAGGTGCAGTGATGCAATGCGTAGGACGAGCGCTAAGAAAGCAAGACAATAAGACTAAAGCGCTTATATTAGACTATAAGCCTATGGACAGCACAATGCTTTCGCGCCACTGCGACAATAGAATCTCCTATTACAGAGAGATAACAGACAAGATTAAGATAGTTCGGTAACTCATTTGATATAATCGATATATGCCAAGAAGAGTTCTTGTTCTAGATTCAGGGTATAGGCCTATAGCTGTTGTAAGTTGGACTAAAGCCATGTCTTGGCTCGTGATAGGCAAGGCTGAGGTCATAGAGGACTCCGAAGAAGAGGTGAGATCGGCATCTAAGAGCTGGAAATTACCCTCTGTGATCAGAAAGATAGCAGCAGTTTTCAAGGGCCATCAAGATATAGTGTTCTCTAGACAGAACCTGTTCTTTAGAGACAATTATCAATGCCAGTATTGTGGCAAAAGCTCTTCTGCCAAAGAACTCACTTTCGATCACGTTGTGCCTAAATCTCACGGCGGCGGCACTAACTGGCTTAACATAGTCGCCGCATGCTACAAATGCAACGTAAAGAAAGCCAACAGAACACCCGAGCAGGCCAATATGAAGCTGCTTAAAAAACCGCATAAACCTAAGTGGACGCCTCTTTTTATAGCAAGGCTGAGAGAATCAGACCCTTCTTCCTGGTCGGCCTACGTTGAATCAAATCAAAAAACTGATACAATAAAGGCATGCGAAGAGTTAATAAAGCAGGCATAGATCTTATAAAATCTTTCGAGGGGTTGTTCCTTAAACCCTATCTTTGTCCTGCTAATGTGCCTACTATAGGTTACGGTACCATCAGATACCCTAACGGCAAATCAGTAACCTTATCTGATCCTCCTGTCACTGAAGCGCAAGCGTTACAGTACTTAGAGCATGAAGTTAATGAGAAGGCCGAAGGTGTCGAGAAACTTGTAAAGGTTCCTATGACAGAGAACGAGTTTGCAGCTCTAGTTTCTTTCTCATACAACGTAGGTACAGGCGCTCTTCAAAAATCCACCTTATTAAGACTGTTAAACGCAAACGAGCCAAAAGCTAAAGTAGCAGAAGAGTTTTTAAAGTGGAATAAGGCCGCAGGTAAGGTTCTTAACGGTCTAACTAGGAGAAGGCAGGCGGAAAAATCCTTGTTTCTTCAGTCCAACTCAGATGAATCTGAGCTCGCGAAAATACAAGTTCCTACAGATGAAGATATAAACGTATCTCTTAAAGAGATAGAAGACAAGATTCTTAGATCTTAAAATCTCTTCCTGTTCTAAAAACTCTTCACCACCACTACCACTTTCAACTCTGAAAGAGTTGAAAACACTCGCGCGCCTTCTGCGCGCGAAATTTCTCTAGTAGAAGAGGTAGTGATAGGGTGTGTATATATCTCTATATACCCGCGAGAACTGATTTTTTCTGAGTGAAGTGAAAATATTTTTTCCGCACCGTTTTTTTATCAGATATCGTATAATCTTTGCAAAAGAGGTTTAGATGAGCAATAAATATATAGCAGATGACTACGTTAAAGAAAAAATGAAAGCTCTTCAAGAGAGCACCTTTAAGATAGAAGTTGAGGTGCTTGAGGGTGGAAAGATGCCCACTAAAGCTCATGCCAGCGATGCTGGATATGATCTGTATGCGACAGAGGACATTGCCTTATACCCTGGACAAGTTAAAAAGACACCCCTCAACATCCGACTAAAGCTCCCCGTGTCTACTTGGGCCGAGATCACAACTAAATCTGGTTTAGGTTCAAAAGGTCAGCTAGTGTATGCTGGAGTTATCGATCAGGATTATCGCGGCGTTCCGCATGTGGTCATGACAAATGTCAACATCATAAGTCACATAGATGAGGATGGATTCCCTGTAATGCGCACAGAACCGATCGTTATCAAGAAGGGTGAAAAACTAGCTCAACTGATAATGAATCCATACTCGTCAAGCTTCTACATGGTTCAAGTAGACAAAGTTGATACAAATACTGTCAGATCAGAGGGTGGATTTGGCTCAACCGGTGTTCAGTGATCTTAGTATAATACCCACTAACACAGGAGTGTGAAGCTTGGGTAATTTAAGCACATTATTCAATACGTCAGTGAGAATCCAAGAGCTTGATCCGTTGGATCCTCATGCTATTTGGCCAAAGAATATAGAAGTGTGCATCACTCGAATCCCTATAAGGAAGCGCGATGGTTTTTCGGTAGCAAACTTAGAAAAGTTAGCAAAAAAACTTAAAAACCATATGGTGTCTAACGGAGTAGTTTTCTTCATATGTTATGCACCTACAGAAGCAAAGCACAGACCGTTTGAAGTAGCTAAGTGCATGGTGGATGCCGGCTTCACTCATGTAGACAACATAATAATAAAGAAGTCCTGGTTTCCAGGAAAGCGCTCTGAAGTGAATCTTGTGAACTCCCATGAGTTCGTTCTTCACTTCTGCAACGGCAACGTCTGGAAGCTCGACAGACTCCCTATAAGGAAGTACTTAGAAACACCTAGCGAGATATCTTGCCCTGGAAATACATGGGAAGTTGAAACAGGATCTCTAGATGAGTCCTATCCTCCTGCTCTAGGAGAGCTTCTAATAAGAATGACAAACTGTCTGCCAGGGTCAGTGATATTCGACCCATACTGCGGAGGAGTAGCTTCGCTTAAAGCTGCGCTTAAGCTTGGACAATCGTTCGTAGGCTTCGAGAAGAACAAGAGAATGATAGCCAGATATGAAAAGATGGTTAAGGATTTCAACGATGGAAACCTTATCGATGAAGACACAAGACCATCTAAAAGCAGCAAAAAAGATCAAGAGGATGATGCTTGGTAGGCACTCAACAAAATTCATACAACAGAACATGTATCTCTTGTCAGGCAACCACGACATCAAAGTGGTTTTCAGGGCCAACTTGTCGAAAGTGCTACAGACAGCGACCAACTATAAGGAATAAAGAACTTTTAACAATGAGCAAGTATCGCTGCAACAACAGAGAAAAGATACTTGAAACTAAAAGACAGTGGCGTCAAAAAAATTCATCGTATGATACGATCAGATGTAATAATGATATTCTTTTTAAGTTAAAGAAAAGAATAAGAACACGGCTCTGCAGTGCAATTAAAAACAACTGGAAATCTGGATCTGCAATAAAAGATCTAGGTTGCTCTATAGAAGAGTTAAAAATTTACTTAGAGAATCAATTTGAGCCGTGGATGAACTGGTCTAACTATGGACCTTTCAAAAAAGAGTATAAAACATGGAATATAGATCATATATTGCCATTATCGATGTTTAACTTAGATAATGATACTGAGCTTAAAAAAGCTTGTCATTTTTCTAACTTAAGACCGCTAGAGGCAAAACAAAATCTAATAAAAGGAAATCGTTATGATTTACGAGCGATCTAAAGCTAAAAAAGTTATCAGCAATAGAGATGAAATAAAGCATTTAGTTAGTCAAACAATGAGCGAGATGGCTGCGGTTGTTGCTGCGACTTTAGGTCCTGGTGGACGCGCTGTGTTGATCGAGCGAGATGGATTGTCGCCGCTTATAACTAAGGATGGCGTTACTGTTGCCAAATCGTTAGGTGTTTCTAACGCAGAAGCTAACATAATTATTGAAGCTGCAAAAGAAATTTGTTTAAATACTGCTAAGCAAGCGGGTGACGGTACCACCACTGCCATAGTTCTAGCCAACGCTATAACTAAGCATGGCCTAGAATTTCTCGCCAATAACCCTAAATACAACCCTCAACGAATGATCAACGAGCTCAATCAAGCGTACGACGACGTAGTTGTTCCTTTCCTAAAAAACAACGCTATAGTCGCAAAAGGAGCCACCGATCTAATAAACGTCGCTCAGATTTCAGCAAACGGCGACAGGAGGATAGCTCAAGCTGTTGTTGATGCTGTGCTCGCTGCTGGAGATGACGGAACAGTTCTTATCGAAGAAGCTCAAGGTAATCAACTTAAGGTAGACACAATAGACGGCTACATAGTAACTTCTGGACTTAAAGATCTTGGAGCGATCGGCCCAATATTCATGAACGATAGGGCGGGACAGCAAGCTAAACTTGATAAAGGTCTAGTGTTTCTTTATGATGGGACCATTAACGACCTAAAGGTTCCTTCTATAATACAAGAAACTCTAGAAGGCACTGAGTACTACGGACTTCCTATAGTTGTTATGGCTCACGGTTTCGCAGATACAGTGCTAGATAGGTTTGCAAAAACAACAAAAGGAGGCTACACAGTTATTCCGGTGAAGACTCCACTCTCTGGAGTTGCCAACTCTAGATCGATGTTCTTACACGATATGGCTGCGTACTCTGGAGCCATGGTGTTTGATCCAGGAAACATAGATGAGATACCTGAAAAGCATGAACTAAAAGCATTTGGGGCATTCGACTCTGCGAGGATCAATCTGTACGAATGCTTTGTTTCTTGCTCCTCTGAGTCTGAGAGGATAGAGCAGCGTGTTGCAGAGTTAAAAGCGATAGCCGAAACTGCTCCAAGCGACTTCGATAGGATGCATATCAAAGCGGCTATAGGAAAACTTACTGGAGGCATCTCTACTATCTGGATCGGAGGAGGATCGGAGCTAGAAACAAGAGAAAAGAAGGCTCGTGTGGAAGATGCTGTTGAGGCTGTTAGATCAGCTATAGCTGAGGGAATAATCCCTGGAGGATGCGCGGCTCATCTAGTCATGTCCGACATCCTCAACCGCCATCCTAAAAGGAAAGATTCATGGTCTATAATGATCAAGGCTCTTAGAGCGCCGTTCGAGCAACTACTGATAAACTGCGGCGAGGACGTAGGATCCGTATGGTCTGTACTGAGCGAGCATATCGAGGGACGAGACACAGTTCCAGATAAGATATTCGACGCAGACGAGCACAAGATAGTGGATCCTATGTTTGTCGGCATTATAGAGCCAGCCAAAGTTTGCAGGGTCTCTGTAGGAAACGCTCTATCCGTTGCGTCTCTCCTGATAACCTTAGGGGGCGTGGTTGTAGTTCCTCGTAACTCGGAACTGGAGTCTCAGCTCGAGATGTCTAAGGCTACATTCAGAGAGATGATGGCTGGCGGCGGCATGGAGCAAGAATGAAGAAATTTATAAAATTAGTTAAAGAGAGTAGATTGCTTCAACTTATTCTTGCGATGTGTAGCGGTGTCATTATTGGCGCCGTGTTCTATCCGACCAAGTCTATAAGAGAAGAAGAAAGATCTTTATACGAGCAGAAGCTAGCTAAGGTAAAAGATCAGCACTCTGTCGAACTGTCGACAATGAAACAAGACTTACAGAAGAAAGAGACAGAGCTAAAGACTTTTAAGCAAGAGAGTGAAAAGAAAACCCTTAAATTAACTCAACAGATAAGCGACTTAAAGAGCAAGCAAAAAACTGCCTACTATAAACTGATTAAACCAGATGGCACCGTAGAGATAAAAAAATTCTCTGAGTCTGAGGTGACCGAAAGCACAAAAGTCATTTCCCAGATACAGGAAGAGTTTAAGCTTCAAATATCTTCTTTAGAATCAAAATGGTCTGAGATACATGAAAAAAGAGTCTCTGACATTAAAAAAACTTTCGACACTAAAGAATCTGAGTATCAAACAACTATAGCCAAGTTAGAAAAAGAAAAGAAGATAGAGATAAATCAAAAAAGATTCGGAGTAGAGTTCGGATACACATCATCATCTAGATACTATGTTCACTCTAGTGCTGATATAGTAGGACCGGTATTCTTTGGACTTCACGGCGAAATCGACTCTTCCTTTCTAATAAATCAAGGTGGGGCGTTAGGATTTGGTCTCGGTATAAGATTTTAATCGTATGCCTAAATATAGATTTGCTTGCAGTTTCTGTGACCTTGAAAAAACCATTTTTACTAGTGTATCTAAAACGCAGATTAAATGCGACAATTGTGGCAACAGTATGCATCGTCAGCTACCCAATATAGGTGGACAAGAAGTTAGAGAAACTGTCGACGTTCTTACTAACACCAAGTGGAAACAAGATCAACAAGAGATTCTTAAGAAGAGAAGAGAAGAGCATTTTTGGAATGTCGAGGTTCCTAGACTGGTTCAAACGTATTCGTTGGAGACATGCCTAAAAGAAGGATGGCTCGTGTACAATGAAAAAGGAGAACTGGTGGTAGGAAAGGCACCTAACAAAAGATGAACATAAAATCCCTACAGGTTTCAAATATTCTCAGCATTGGCTCCGTCAGTCTCGATTTCCCTGAATCTGGGCTTGTGTTGGTTGAAGGCTGGAATCATGATGCACAGCGAGCAAACGGTGCCGGCAAAACTGCAATATTCAATGCAGTGTGTTTTGCTTTATACGACAAGCTGCCTATAAAAATAACAGCTTCTGAGATTCTAAGAAGAGGCGCTGAAAAGGGGCACGCTACTGTTTGTGTAAACATTGGAGATTCTGTTTTAGAAGTGACCCGCACTAGACCAAAAGGCCTATCTGTAAAGATAGACGGCGAGCTTGTTTCGATGACTCAAGAAGAACTGGAAAGCAAGCTTAAACTTACGTATGAGCAGTTCATGCTCTCCATGTACTTCATACAAGGCTCTGTTGGTCGATTTTTATTGATGGGAGACGCTGACAAGAAAAACTTTTTGCTGCAGGTTCTTAATTTAGACAAGTTCACTAAGTGTAAGAAAGAAGCAGATGACAAGGCCAAAGTTATAGAGTCTGAAATACAA